CCATTCGCGCTCGTCCAGCACGTCGAAGCCGTTGGTCTTCATCCACATGACCTTCTTGCGGTCTACCTCACGGGTGCGGATGGGCTTGCCAAACATAGCGCCTAGCTGTTTGTCGCGGTTCGAGCCTTTGAACGCCGTCTCGTTGTCAGGATAGAGGTGCAGCGTCGAGCGCTCATAGGTGTAATAGAAATACTCCGCGATGCGGATGGTGTCTTCCTGAAGCCATGACGAGATGCCCTGATCGCCGACGCCTTGGCTGTAAAGCGTGCTGATAGGCGTCGCGTCGGGGAACATGCGCTCATATTCGACCTTGAGGATGTCCTCGGTGACGAAGCACCACTCGGCGTCTGCACCGCACGGGTCTTGGATCGTGGGGTCCATGTAGACGCTGAAGGCGTTGCGCACGCGACCGATCTTGATGTCCTGATCGAACGTCTCGTCGTTGCAATACTCGGTCAGCAGGCGAATATAGCCTTCGCCGTAGGTGACTTGGTTGTCGCAGGCTGTGTCGTAGGCGACATCCGCGTCTGACATATACTCAATGTGGCGCACCACACCGTTGAAAATTTCAGCCACCTCGACGTCAGCATTGTCGTCCGCTGGGATGACCTTGCCGCTGGGGCGGTTCTGGCGCTGCTCGTTCGTCACCTGACGGACGTGCTGCGGCAGCTTGTTGATGGTCAGGCATGGCCGGGCGTTGATCGTCTGACCCTGTACCGAGCCACGGGTCGCCAGCACGTCGGCAGGCCACTGCCACTGGTTGTCAGGGCTGCCTGCCATGAACCGCAGGTCGTCCAACTCGTCCTCACGGCTGTCCGAATAGGCTGCCTGCGCCATTTGCAGGCGCTTACGCATGGTAGCCATCTTGTCGGCGTCGTCGCGGCCGGTTTTAGGCGCGTTCGAGCCTATATTCGCTACGGAGCCTGCTGCGTTGATGCCTGTGGGGTCTGCCATGTTACTTCTTAGTGCCTTTTTTGGCAGCGTCGCGTTTCACGCTATATGCGATAGCCACGGCCTGTTTTTGCGGCTTTCCAGCCGCTATTTCCGCCTTGATGTTCTTCCGAAAGGCGCTCTTGCTGGTTGATTTGACCAGAGGCATCTTATTTCATCTTACCAATCGGCTTGATGGGCTTCATCGGTTTTGTCGGTGTGGGCTTCATCGACGTAGTAGTGCGGATAACCTCTGGCCGGCGGCTGACGCCTTCCCGCTTCAGGATTTCCATCGCCCGGCGGGCGCGCTCAGGGTCGCGGTTGGCAGCAGCAGCACGCTCGGCCGCGATTGTTCCGGCTTTGTAGAGCGCTTTGCTCTTATTACCGTAAATATCTTTCTTACCAGAGGGCATCTACTTACCTTTCTTAGCGGTTTTGGCGCTGTCTTTGAACGCTTTGGCGGTCGGTGCGCCTTTTGCGCCCGGTTTGCGCATTTTTTCACCCGATCCGGCAGCAATTCGTGCCTTTTTAGCGGCAATATTAGCATATAGTCCGGGTTTCATGGGCATTTCCACCTTTTGAGGCTGGCACGGGCACGTTCCCCGTCCTTGGCTTTGGCTGCGACGCCTGACATACGCGCGCAGAACGATTTTTTCCGCCCCTCGTCCGCCTTTGTCTTCGGCGACGGCGCTGGCGCCTTTAATTTGCTGCCTGTGGCCGCGTTATACTTGGCTCGACCCTTCGCAGTCAGCCCCGCGCCCTTGGACGCAGGCAGTTTTTCGCCGCGTCCGACAGACAGTGAGACCGATTTGCGCTTGTCCGCCATTTAGCAGCCCATCCAGCTTGTAGGAATTGCTTGGGGAGAGTATCCTCTGGAACGGCCTTTGTCAACGCGTGCTTCGCGTGCTGCCATCGGGAACGCAAACGTCACCGCGATGGCGTCGGCGGCGTCTGGTGAGGCCAGCCCGCGGGCCTTCATGTCCTTCTTGCTTTCCAGAAACAACGTGCCCTTGCTGTCGGGTTTGACCTTCGGCCCGATCAGGTCGGTTTTCAGGAAACGGTCCGCCGGTATGCTGGCCGTCTTGAGCCAGTCGCGCATGGCGCCCCACATCTCGGCACGCTTGTTGCCCCACATCAGTTGGTTCTTCGACTTACTGCCGAAGTTGACGCCGCGTATCTTGTACCGCTGCTCCTTGAGCCTGTCGACGATGCCTGCGCCTAGCCCACCCTCGTCGATGACGGTCAGCGCAGGCTTGTACTGCTCGATGGCGTCGATGACGTGCCCGACCACTTCCATCGTGTCTGCCCCGCGCAGGCGGCGTATCTCGACGATGTCGCGGCCTTGCCGCACGGCGATGACGGTGGCGTCCGATCCGAAACGCGCTGGGTCGACACCGATGGCGATGGGCGCGGTCTCATCCTTGTGCTTGGGCCGTGCCATCGCGTCGTCGACGACATTGACCGCGATGAACTGATCGTCGCCTTCCGACGGAAACTGACCGTAGACCTCGACATTGGCTTGGTAGCTGTCGGAGCCATATTCGTCGATGATGCGCTGGTACAGGTTCTTGTCTGTACCCTCGACCTCGCGCGCGTCGATGTTGCGTGTGCGCCAGAACGCCCGCTTGGAGTGGAACGTCTCGTAGAAATACCCCGTGTTGCGACGGGGGTTGGAAAAGGCGACATGAAAGCGGTTCGGCGTGTTCTCGGTAAAGAAACCATCCGCGACCGACCAGATGCTGTCAGGAATACCGCTGGCCTCGTCGAACACCAGCATGACGCCGTCGAAGTTGTGAACCCCCGCGTACGCGTCGGGGTTCTCCTCCGACCATAGCCGCCCTTCGACCGACCAGTAGCGCGTGCCTTTCTTCAGGTCTTTCTCGACGATCTCCGTCAGCCACTTGGCTGGCATGATGCGTGTGGCGGCGACCTCGAACCAGTGGCTGTTCAGCGCCATCGCCAGCCATTTGGTAATTTCCGCCCATGTGACCGACCGTAGCTGCGCCTCGGAGTTAGCCGACACGATGGTGGTTGACCCGATGCGGGTCGTCAGCATCCAGATCACCAGCCAGCTTACGAGCGCCGACTTGCCGATACCGCGGCCGGACGCGACGGCCTCACGCAGCGTGTCGAAGTCGACGCGTCCTTGGTTAGCCCGGATGTGGTCGCGGATGTCCGTGAGGATGTCGCGCTGCCATTTGCGCGGGCCTGTAAAATGTTCCAGCGGGGTGCCTTTTTCGCCCCACGGAAACATCAGCAATACGAACGCTAGCGGGTCATCCTTGATCGCGGGCGTCCATAGCCGCGTCATTAACTCCATCTCGTCCTGCGCGCTGTAGATCGGCTGCTGCATGATTATCCTCTAATGCGGGTAGTACCTGATACGCACCCTCTATGACGCGCGTCTGCGCACGCTCCAGCGCCGTGATGACGCTGATCTGCTGGTCGACATTAACATCAATCTGCTGCTTGGCTACCCACCCATGCTGGTGCTTGAGGATGTTCAGCGCCGCCGTGGCGTCGCCCTGCTGGGCTGCGGTGTGCAGCGTCCGCGCAGCGAACCACTCGCCGTCGGCGCGGCCTTTCATCTCGGCCATCTCCACCAGCGGGTCGAACTCGGCCAGCCTGCGGTACTGCGCCGGGGTCAGTCCAGCGCGCAGCGCAAGGCTGTCGCCCTTAAGGCCATATTTGGCAGCTTCATAAATTGCTTCCAGACGCGCCTCGGTGGCTTCGACGCGCTCTGGCGTGAACGGCAGTGAGTAGAAGGTCATGTGGCGATGATAGCAAACATCAGAAAAAATAAAAATCAAAAAATTTTGTTGCGCAGGATCGGTTTGCAAAAAATTGTTTGCGATCAGTGCCAGTCACAGTCACGCGCCCGTCGGCCCTGCCTACCCCCCTCCAGCCAGCCGTCCGGCTCGAAACAAAACGGCTGCGAAATTCTGCGCGGTCATTTCCTTGGGCAGTTTGGGCAATGCTCGATCAGGTCCATCGCTGGCTAGCTGCGCGCGCACCAAGACCACATCGAACTGGCTGGCATAAAGTTATCCACAGATTTATTTATGGGCAGTTTGGGCAGTCGGAAAACAAGTCCGTTTTCAACTTTCAAACTGACTGCCCTAATTGCCCATCGGTTAAATGCGCGGGGCGCGATGATCGAGGGGCTATGGGTCATTTGGGCAGTTTGGGCAGTCGGTTTTCAGTTGCGCTGAAATACGCTTATTGCGAACCATTCTCAATAAGAAAACTTTTTTAACTTTTTTCCAAACACACTACCCAAACTGCCCTAGGGTAGAAAATCCCCCGGTCGTCGGCGGCTCTCGCATGGGTCATGTTGGCTGCGCAGACTACCCTATCAAACTACCCTGAATTGCCCATGTCAGACGCTGTTACTTACACGCATGTCAGTAACGACACTGGTTCGGTCGAAAACATGGGCAATTCTAGGGCAGTTTAGGGCAATTCTCATTTGCAGCATTTTTTGTTTGACAACTACCCTCAATGTGCGCACAAGGGCATCACCAAACTGCCCTAAAACGGAAAGGAACACGACAAAATGTTTACCGCAATCATGGATGTGCCTTACGTCCGCACGTCGACGCTGACCAAAGGCCGCGCATACACCGTAATCGACGTGAACGAATATTTCGGCACCTACACCATCATTAACGACTTGGGCCAGCGCGCGAACGTCGACTGGCTGCGCTTCCGCGATATGGGCCATGGATATGACGCATATAAAGCGGAGGCCGCATAACATGCCACTGGAGGCCTTTATTGTGATCGGTATCATCTTTGCGATGATACCTGTCGCTCTCGCTGACTTCACTGACGACAACAAATAGGAGCAACCGACATGTCATTCGCATTAGTTGAACGCAACAACCCCTTAGCCGTTCATGGCTTATTCGATAGCCGCGAACGCGCCGAATATCATCTGGCGCAAAACGTGCCGGCATACTGCGCGCGCGGCTATTTCATGGACAAGACGCTAACCCCCGACAGTTTCATCATCATCGAACGCAAGAAATAGGAGCAACCGACATGAACCG